GGAAAAAAACTTTTTTAAATAAAATTCAAAAAACATTTGGAATTGTTAAAAACTTTTCGTATATTTGTATAGATAAATGGAGATAGACCCTCTTAAAATCGGGTTTTTCGATATTTATATATGGTGTAGGATAGACACCTAAATAAAACCAATAAATAAATAAAACTTTAAAATTTAAAAATTATGGCACTTGATTTAAATGCAATCAGAGGTAGACTGAACAAACTACAAAACACTTCAAATCGTAAAGATAATTTGTGGAAACCAACACCTGGTAAACACCAAGTAAGAATTGTTCCTTACAAATTTTCTCCTGAAAATCCTTTCATTGAGTTATTCTTTCACTACAACATCAACAACAAAACGTATTTGTCTCCTTCTTCTTTTGGAAGACCAGACCCTATCGTTGAGTTTGCTGATAAGTTGAAGAGAATGGGTGATAAAGAAGATTGGAAAGCAGCTAAGAAGATGGAACCGAAATTAAGAACTTTTGTACCTGTAATCGTAAAAGGTGAGGAATCAGAAGGTGTAAGATTTTGGGGATTCGGAAAAACTGTTTACCAAGAATTGTTAGGATATATCGCAGACCCTGATTATGGTGATATTACAGATGTTGACAATGGTAGAGATATTACTATTGAGTATACATCCGCAGACGATGCAGGAACTTCATATCCTGTAACTACTGTTCGTGTAAAACCAAATCAGACTCCATTGTCTGCAGATGAAACTGCTAAACAAAACTTTGTAGAAAGTCAAACTAATATTACTGACATATATTCTGAATTAACTTATGATGAATTAAAATCAGTATTAGAAGGATGGTTAAATCCTACATCAGATGAAGGTGAAGGTAGTGTGAGTCAACAAACTCTATCAACCCCATCTACACCTAAAACTGAAACTGCTACTGCAACAGTACCAACATCTCAACCAACGGTTGAAGATAAGAAAAAATTGGATGATGTTGCATCTGCATTTGATGACTTGTTTAACGGATAATATATAATAAATGGCAAAAAAAGAAATTGATTTAGCATCAGTCCTAGCGTCTGAACTAAATAAAACAAACAAAGACCAGAAGGTTGCCTTCTTTTTAGGAGAAGATGATGCACCCACAAATGTGGATGGCTGGATATCAACCGGATGTGCAATGTTAGATGTTGCAATTTCGAATCGCCCATATGGTGGACTTCCTGTTGGAAGAATTACCGAAGTTACTGGTTTAGAACAAAGTGGAAAATCATTAGTATCTGCTCACCTCCTTGCTGAAACACAAAAGCAAGGTGGTGTCGCAGTTCTTATTGATACTGAAACTGCAGTAAGTAGAGAATTCTTAGAAGCAATTGGTGTAGATGTAGGAAAACTACTTTATGTATCTGCGGATTCGGTTGAACAAATTTTCGAATTTACTGAAACAATCATTGAAAAGGTTCGAGAAACCTCAAATGATAAATTAGTAACAATAGTAGTAGATTCAGTAGCAGCTGCATCAACAACAAACGAGTTGGCATCTGACTATAAGAAAGATGGATATGCAACTGACAAAGCTATTATTATCTCAAAAGCGATGAGAAAGATTACCAATATGATTGGTAGACAAAAAGTAACCTTAGTATTCACTAATCAATTAAGACAGAAGATGAATGCTATGTTTGGTGACCCTTGGACTACGAGTGGTGGTAAGGCCCTTGCGTTTCACGCATCGGTTAGACTCCGTTTGAAAAATATGGGACAAATCAAACAAAAGGTAAATGGTAAAGATAAGACCATTGGTATGAAAGTAAGATGTCAGGTTATTAAAAACCGAATGGGCCCACCATTAAGAGCAGCAGATTTTGAAATATTTTTTGACAGAGGAATCGATAATTATGGTTCTTGGTTAAGTGTAATGAAAGAATATAAGTTGTTAAAACAGGCAGGTGCATGGTATACTTATGTTGATACGGATACTGGCGAAGAAATTAAATTCCAATCTAAGGACTTTATAGATTTAATGGAAGATAGAGATGAAATAAAAGACCAAATTTATAAAAAGATTTGTGATGAAACTATCTTACAATATAAATCAGATTCAAAAGACATCGAGGCACACAAACTAGATACTGCAGGTGCAGAGATAGTTGATTAAATTAAATAAAAAGTTATGAGCAAATTAAAAGAAATGTTAAAAACATCTGCTTCGGCAGATAAGGCGAAAGCCCTTCTTACATTGGAGTTCTTAGAGAAGCATCCCGCAGGAATCGGAGACCATTCAACCAAAGATTTCTATGAGAACGCAGAATCAGCACTTCAAATGTTAGTTGATGCAGATGATAGATTAGAGACAATCGAAAAGTATTTTGGTGAATCTAATGATATTAACTACACAACTACAACTACATAATGAAAGGACTCTATAAAAATATTCTAAACGAGGTTGAATCTGAAAGAGAATCAAATCAATCTCGTGAAAGAAACAGTAGAGTCATGATAATAGATGGACTAAACACTTTCATCAGGTCATGGACAGTTAATCCTACAATGAATGAGGATGGTGACCATACTGGTGGAGTTGTTGGTTCTCTAAAATCTATTGGATATCAAATTAGAGAATTCAATCCAACTAGATGTATTGTGACATTTGATGGAAAGGGTGGTTCTAAATCTCGTAAAAAGGTATATGAAGGCTATAAGGCAGGGAGAGAGAATCGTAAGTTTAGAGTCAACCGACAATATATGGAGTTCTTAGATGAAGAAGAAGAACAATTATCCATGAGACAACAATTCGTTTGGCTAAATGATGTGTTAGATTACTTACCTGTACAGACAATGATTTATGATGGTATTGAGGCAGATGATACTATTGCGTATCTAACTAAACATACTCAACAAGATTTAGATGGTGAAGTTGTAATAGTTTCAACGGATAAAGATTTTCTTCAATTAGTTTCAGATAAAGTTAGTGTTTTTTCTCCTACTAAAAAGAAAATGTACAATAGACAAGTTGTATTTGATGAGTTTGGTATATGGCCTGAAAATCTTCTATTATATAGAACATTAGATGGTGATAAATCAGATAACATACCAGGTATTCGAGGATGTGGTGTTAAAACCGTTTTAAAGAGGTTTCCTGAACTTTCTGAAGATAGACTTATAACTCATGAAGAGTTCTTTAAAATGTGCGAGGAGAAACAAGGTAAAATCAAATTATATGATGATATCTTAAAAGCAAAAGACCAACTTCTTATGAATAAGAGGTTAATGGAATTGGATGAACCTCATATCCCAACTAATCAAAAGTTAAAAATTTTAGAAAGATTCAATGTAGATGATATCCAATTTAATAAATTAGATTTTCTAAAAGTTGGACAGAAATATAAGATTCTTCAAAATTGGAGAGACATTAATGATTGGTTACATTCAACTTTTCATAATATTATTACAAAATAAATTTTTTTAATCCAAATATTTTTCGTATATTTGGAATCAAATAGGTTATAGATGCAAAATACAGATACACTTTCTAAATACGGACAATCTTTTCAAACCAAAGTAATATCAACTTTGATTGCAGATTCTCGTATATTGGATACCCTTAGTGAAATTATACATCCTAAATTTTTTGAGGCAGAATCTAATAAGTGGATTGTTGATGAAGTAATTAATTACTATGATGAATTTAAGAAACCACCAACTTTAGATGTATTCAAATCAGAAATATCTAAATTAGAAGATAGGGGTTTTCAAAAAAACATAATAGAACAACTAAAATCTGTATTTACTAAAGTTGGTGATTCTGACTTAGATTATGTAAAGAAAGAATTTTCAAACTTTTGTATTAATCAAAATCTTAAAGAAGCAATTGTACAATCTGTTGATTTACTAAAAGCTGGTTCTTATGATAGAATCAAAGATTTGGTAGATAAAGCAATGAAGGTAGGAGTTGATTCTGATTTGGGACATGATTATCTATTAGATTTCGAAGAAAGAACAACTGAAATTAATAGAAATTCAGTTCCAACTGGCTGGGATTGTATTAACGAAGTTATGGATGGTGGTTTAGGTCCTGGTGAATTGGGTGTTGCAGTTGCTCCATCTGGTGTTGGAAAGACTTGGGTATTATGTGCACTTGGTGCTGCCGCAGTTAAGGCAGGTCTTAATGTTGTACATTATTCTTTAGAACTTTCTGAACATTATGTTGGGCAGAGATATGATACTGTTTTTACTCAAATTCCATCATCTGATGTGAAGGAAAAGAAAGAAACTGTATTAGAAAAGATATCGAGATTAAAAGGTAAACTTTTAATTAAGTATTATCCACCGAAGGGTGTATCTCCCAAGAAGATAGAGGCACATATTGAGAAGATGACTGCAGCAGGTAATAAACCTGATTTAATCATAGTTGATTATGCTGATTTGTTACTTTCTCACACTAATAAATCAGATTCAACGTATGGTGAACAAGGTGGTGTTTATATTGAACTAAGAGGTATTAGTGGTGAGTTAGGAATTCCAATTTGGACAGCATCACAAACTAATCGTTCAGCTATTGATTCTGAAGTTATTGAAGCAGATAAGATTGCAGATTCTTATGCTAAAGTTATGAATGCTGATTTCATTATGAGTATCAGTAGAAAATCTAAAGATAAGTTAAATAATACTGCTAGATTTCATATTATGAAAAATAGATTTGGACCCGATGGAATTACATTTCCATCTAAGATGGATACAAATACAGGTTTTATTGAAGTGTACGATGGTAATTCTTCCGATGGGATTATTACACAAAAGGAATCCGCTGATGGAGGGCAGATGGAAAAAAAGTTACTCCATAAAAAATATGTAGAGAATTTCGGTTAATACTATCAAAATTAGTAAACTCTATAAAAAATATTTTAACAGTCAACTGAAAAGTTGTTGAAAAAATATCAAAAACAAAAAACTATTAAAATATAGAAAGAAAATTATTTTTTTTCCGATATATACAATAGTTATACACACCGAACAACGAATAACCTGCGTTCGGTTTTTTAATTTAATTAATTTATAAAATAAAGATTATGGCAAATTCACAAGAAATTTTCGAAGAAATTACTGAACTATTCTCTCAATTCGATGAGAATCACAACTCAACTACTAAAAGTGGTAAATCAAGAGCAAGAAAAGCTATTGGTGAAATCAAAAAGTTGGTAACTGATTATAGAAAAGCTTCAGTAGAAGAAAATAAGTAGTTAGATAATGGAAGTTATTGAATATCTCAAAAATCATATTAGAACCGATTTGAAACCTTCACCGATTCATGGTATTGGTACATTCGCTCTAAGAGATATAGAAATTGGAGAACCTGTTTTTTATTTATGGCCAAACGAAAGTAGAGTTTATACTATATCGTTGGATGAATACAATGAGTTACCAGACTATGTTCAGATGATGATTAAAAAGGGATATGAAAATAAGGCTGAGTATCCAGTTATATGGTTTAGATTATTCAAAGACTGTTACTGGAACTTAGCAAATCCATTGGCTTACACCAATACTGGTGAAGAAAATGCAAACTTTAATACTCATAAAAGAGTAGCAATTAAAAAAATTAAAAAAGGAGAAGAACTTTTAGGAACCTATAAGTTAGAAAATACGATAATATGACATTTGATAAATTAATAGATAACATCACCCAATGGGCTGATGATAAGGGAATACTTGTTTCTGATAATATACCACAACAAACCATGAAAGTTATGGAAGAGTTGGGTGAAACTGCAGGAGCAATTTTAAAACAAAAAAAGACAGAAGATGTTATAGATGGAATTGGAGACATCCTAGTTACAGTTATAATTTTAAGTAAACAATTAGGTTTAGACCCTACCGAATGTTTGGAATCTGCTTGGAATGAAATCAAAGATAGAAAGGGTAAAACAATAGACGGTACATTTATTAAAGAAGAAGAACTATGAGCAACTTTGTAGATACAACAGAAGAAAACACAAGATTCGTAATTAAGAGAAATGGTGAAAAAGTTTCATTTGAATTAAGTAAAATGAAAAGTGCAATTACCAAAGCTATGGAAAGCATCGATAAGGTAGATGTAGAAATGGTTGAAAAGATTGCAAATAGTAGTGAAATATCTATTTATAGAAATCCAAATCATATCCCTCATGTAGATGAGATTCACGATATAGTGGAAAACAAACTGATGGATAGTGGTTTAAATGATGTAGCAAAAGAATACATCATATATCGTTCAAAAAATAAACCAGATATCTTTAAGAAAAGAGTAAACCTTAAACCTTACGAATATCCTCAGTTAGTAGAATATGTTGATGCTATCAGACACTCATATTGGGTTCATACTGAATTTAACTTTATTTCAGATGTACAAGATTTCAAAGTACATTTAAGTGATAAAGAAAGAACTTCGGTTACAAGAGCTATGTTGGCAATTTCACAAATTGAAATAGCTGTTAAATCATTTTGGG